GTGAAACGCTCTTAAGTGTTTTGTGCGTGTTTGACCATTCATGATATACCTCGACGAGATTGAACTCAATCAAGCATATTATCATTTTGATACTTGTATTTGTCAATAATATCTTTTTTATAACACTATTATCATTTTGATACTAAGTATCATCTTGATCACTTTCGATTAATGTTGACACAATGTCATTAAATAATCTGACTGATTCGATGAACTCCTCATACTCAAAATTCTCATATGGATCTATAATCATTTGTCGAGCTAAACGGACGATTGTTTTTGCTGTATCTTCAGTCATCAAAATAACTCCATTTGTTTGCCTATAGGCTGACTAATGGATCGGCTTTTCTTCTCTTGGGATATACACCTTGATCGGTCTTGCTTCGCGATCTCCTGGTCCCTCAACTCCTTTCGAGTCTCGAAGTATTCCTTGATCTTGACTGACACAGCTCCCGCGAATGTATTTGTATTTAGTCCTTGATGAAGTCCACAATCTTTTTTTGCTGATTGCATTAAGGATCTCACAAAATCATCCCCTTCGATATTGTAAAGGACATTTATCATGTCGCAAGATACACCGAAGACTGACAACGCTTGGAGGACCGAATCGGTCCTCTTGGTTTTATAATCCTTTACGCTTTTGATCCATTGGAAATAAACATCTTCACTCCTTGTGTTTGGATTATCCAAATGACATTCATGACAAAGCATAACAAAGTTACTAGGATGGTTTGACCCTCCAAGCATGTGAGGAATAATGTGAGCTCTTTCAAGCTTCTTCCAGCTTGATCTAGGCTGAAAGCACGCAAAGCAAAAAGGTGTTATAAACCCATAATCATTTTTAAGTTCAAGTAGCTCCTCATCAAAGAGCATAGTGTCCCTATACTTATTTAACCTATTGGTTGACTCTGTTGATAACCAATATTTAATGATGTCAATGGAACAAGGTCTTGATCGTCTGCCTGTCATTTTAAAAATTCCTTTGCTTTGATGCCCCAACCTTGACCTTACGACTTCGATTGGCTGATTGTTTTGGTTTGTATTTGCGGACTGAGTCAGTCCAGTGATGGAAGATACAATCGTATCTTAAGGCATCGAGAGGGTCTTCCCTCCCATCCTTTTTGGGTTGCTCCTTCTTATCCCAAGCATACGAGAGTAATGCTTTACGAATTGAGTTGCCTGTTGCTCTTTCTCCCTTCTCCCACACCTCACGTGTGATCAAGTAGTTGTTTGAGTTGAATGCACGTTTGAGTCGTTGCACACCGTTGAGGATGTCGACACGAACAGGATCTGTGGTTGATCTTAATGGAAGTCCTATGCCTCCTTTGTTAGGATGTGACCGAATCATTCTGAATGCTGATATACCTGTATGATCAGATCTTGCTTTGCCTGCTTTATCTGCGACACCTGTGTCCAACCACACTCGTTGACCTGGTGCGATAGACTTCATTGACCTAGGCCATGCAATACGTAGGATCATCTCACTAAGCTGCTCGATAGTGACTTCTTTGGGGTTGATCTCATGGACTATGACTGATGCTTCACGAACCTCATCATAAACGATGATTAGTATGGAGGGTTTACGGAACCCCCAATCTATTGCGATTCGTCCTGTCATTGTTGGTCTGTACTCAAAGTCGTCGATGATATGCTTCTCCACATTGAACTCAGAATATACGAGTCCACTTGGAGGCTTAGGACGATTCATCACCATAGCCTCACGCTCATCAGGAGGGAGTAGCTTGGTGGCTTCAAACCATTCTTCTGATAAGTTATCTTGATTGACATATGATGAATAAAACAATGGTTGACAGTTTGCTTCTTCAGCAAGTTTGCACCACCATGCATCTATCACAGGTAGACCAACGAGGATCATGATTGGTGATGGTCCACTTCTTAAACGTCCAAGTGCTTTGTGTGCAACTTCTGCGGTCAGAGTCTGACATTCATCAATCAAGCATACACCACTTGTGATGTTTAAACCTTCAAGGGGATTGTGTGTGGCATCTCGTGTACCTGGTCGATAGTAGGAGCGACACCATATTGTTGATCCATTCTCTGTGTCAGTCCATTGTTTGAGGGTGTGATTGTATACCCAACCTAGTGGAGCACACCACTTTTCAATTTCAGGCATCAACACTGAATTGTATCGAGGAGTTGTATCTGTGACGATGAGTGATGACATACCAGGCCTCAGTTTACTCACTAGTAACATAGAGAATACAAGTGCTGAAGTCTTACCACTACCCCAACCACAACGAGCCGCGATGACTTTGTCCTGTCTTCCAATAGCTTTGATGATAGCTGTCTGCAATTCGTTGGGGTCAATATTTATCATTAGTCTTATCCTTTTATGATTTCAACTTCCATACTACCAATATCCTTGTTGCACATATCTTCTGATTGCCTGGTGGACATGTAAGTGCTTGCTTTAATGCTAGACTTGTTAGTCTTAAAGCCTATCTTTATAATCATCTCAGATCGATCCAATTTAATCTTACATTTATTAAGATAATATAAATGTAGCAACTTATTCAATACCGCGGCAGGTGTCAGCTTCGTTGTTGAAAAGCCATGAGAGTGCAAGTCTGTAGCAACCTTGTCAATGGTAACAGGTGAGTCATACTCTGAACTTATAAAATCAAGAAAGCCTGAATCTGTTAATTTATCACATACCTTCTTGAGTCCTGCTCTCACCTCCTCATAAATCATTTGAGAGAAATCAGCGACGCACATTTCTGAGAATAGTCTATCATGATAATCCATCATTGTGGCTACTGTTGGAGTAGGCACATTGATGGTACAATCTAGTAAATCAACCAAGCATGTCAAAGCATTACTAGAGAACCACCTTGCTTTGTATATTCTCAGTTCTTTCTTGGTTTCCATAAGTTCAAGCTTTAACAACTCGCATTCATTTTGTATATTATGGATCTCTGCACCCTTCTCAATAATTTGGTCAAAGTCCATGCCTTCACTATAATCACCAAGCGACATACCCTTATTCTTGATTTCTGTACTAAAATCTATCAACACTCTAGACTCTAAAAGTGCATTTTTAAATTCATCAAGTTCAACTTTAATGCTCCAAGGACGTTTATCATGCATACCACCACCAATGACAATGCACTCACAGTCCCCGAAGTTCATATACGGTAGTTCTTCACGCAACTCTCTATCATATATCAAGACGACAACAAGCCCCCCTAAGCACTGGGCATTACTTGATGCACCCTCAAAGCCATACTCCATCAATGCCTGAAGCTTTGATTTATGAGAGTGACCAAGCTTGTTGACAGGTTTTAAGATGTCACCTTCAACGCTTCTCATGATATCGTTGTATGACTTGCCGTCTGCGACTCTTGTCTTTATCTCAATATTTAAGCATGCATGATGTTCCTCATCTAATAGGATCAAATCGAATGCACTACCGTTGCCACTTTTGCAAGTCTCCAATACCTTGACATCATGGCTGTCGTCTAGCCAATGATTCCCCAAGTATCCAATTTTTACAGCCATCATAATATCAATCATAAAGCTGTTGTGTATGGCGACACTCATCGCTTTGATGTATTCATCTCTCCCCCTCGTTTCATGAACATTATTTAATAAATCAACAAAGCTTTGAGGAAAGCTATTATTTAATGTTTGAAGTGAACCTTGATTCATACTATATTCCTTTATCCTTTAATGTGGGATTGTAGTTTGTTTTGTATTCGTAAAGAAAACCTCATCGATCTTCTGACTCTTGATCGATGAGGTTTTCTTTTTGGGTGATGTTCATAAGCATACCCTTGACGACACCTTCACCAGTTTGCTTCTTGATTGTGACATCAACCTCTTGCTTGGCTGACCAGCTATCTCGAAAGCGTCTTTCGAGTATCCAAGCTTTTGCCCTCCAATCATCATCCATCACAATCGACTCGACAAGTGCGGCTTCGATATCACTTTCAGCAGCATGGATCATGTCACGAAACTCATCGATCTCATCTTTCCAACGATAGAATGTTCTGTCTGAAATGCCCGCAGCTTTACAGGCTCCTTTGATGGTTGTACCCTTGAGCAAGTATGTGATGATGATGTGAGCTTTGTCGTGTGAGTACTTGTATTTCTTCGCGTGTGATGGTCGCACGACATCCT